CTTGCCGAAGCAAACAAGGCGAAGGCTAAGAGCTTGGCGGCAGCAACCCCCGCCACCACTGCAAAGCCGGCAACGGATCAAGACGTGGATCTGTTTGCCATCTTGGATCAAAGCACCGAAGACGCGGTGAAGCAAAAGCAGATCGATTCTGTCAAGCAGGCAGGCGCGAAGAAGGAAGCCGAGAAGCAAGCGCAAGCGAAGAAGGAAGCCGAAGCGAAGAAGCCGCAAGAAGACAAGGAAGCCGCGGCCGCTGCAAAGGCAGCGGCGGAAAAGCCGGCGGCTCCGATCCTGGAAGAAGACCAGGTGCTCGGGAAGAAGCTTGCAGGCCCCGGCGGTTCGAACGAAGGCGGGATCTACGAAGGGACCGATGGCGTCAAGCGTTACGTCAAGCTCTACCAAGACAAGAGCCAGGCGAGTGGCGAGCACTTGGCAAACCAGATCTATGCGGACCTTGGTGTTGGTGCGCTCGACTCCGCGGTGGTGCGCCTCAAGGACGGACGGCTTGCTTACTCGTCACGTTTGATCGACGGCGCGGAGCAAGTTGGATCGAAGCTCGACGCGGACGTTGCGCGGCAAGTCATGAAGGGCTTCGCGGCGGACGTGCTCACCGGCAACTGGGATGCCGTGGGCATGTCGATCGACAACATCGTCAAGCTTCCCGACGGGAAGGTGATCCGAATCGACAACGGCGGTACCTTCCTCATGCGAGCGAAGGCAGGCCGCAAGCCGAAGGGCGTGCTTGGTGAGATCTCCGAGATCGACAAGTTCTTCGACTCGGGGATCAACCCTCATTATTCAAAGGTCATGGCGGCGGGCGGCTATAGCTCCCCGCTCAGTTTCTTGGATGACTTCGAGGATCAATTCAAGCGACTGCAAAAGATCGCGACGGCTTCGGGCGGGTGGGGCGCTTACGTCGATCGGCATGCTCCGCTCTTGGAACCGGCGGACCGCAAGCAGATCGTCGACATGCTCGAGAAGCGATCCGACTTGCTCACCAAGAAGATCGCGGAGCTTCGCGTCACGCAAGCCAAGATCGAAGCGCGGCGTCGAAGTGGGTTCATCGCAGCGGAAGATCTCGACTCGCTTCCCACGACGCGGCTGGACTCGATTCGCGAGCGTGGTAGCTCACCGCACGGCTTCTCAGATGATTATTCACAAGGCTCGAAGGAAGTTAGAGAATTGGAAGAAACCGCACGGAAGAAGGTGGGAGCTATGCCGCCCAAGTGGCGCTCTGCCATGAAAGCGTTCACCGGTTCGGCGTATGGCGCGATGCGCGCGGCGGCGGAGTGCGAGACGTTCGAACAGTGGCAAAACCATTGGTGGGTCATCAAAGAACGACTTACCAACGATCGATCTCAGTACAATCAAAGCCGTGCCCTTGCTGAAGACATGGACGCGGGCTTCCGCGCACAACGGCGAGCAACGTCCGGCAATCAAACACTGACGCCAGAAGAGCGGATGACGCGGCTGTTCCGCGGGATGTATTCGATCCCGAAGGATGTTTTCGAGACGTTGATCAACGCGAAAGAACATATCTTCGAAGGCCCGACGTCAACTTCGTGGAAGCTTGAAGTTTCGGAACGCTTCTATCGCGAAGGCAGCGACACGCACGGGATCATGTTCGTGATCAATACGAAGGACGGCGGCCCAAGCGGGATCTATGTGGGGCAACAATCGACGGTGAGCACCGAGCGGGAAGTCTTGTTCCCCCGGGGTGCGCGCTTCCGCGTTGATCGTGTCGAGAAGGACGCGGGTAAGAATCGATCGGCGGTGATCTACATGACGGAGCTTGGCGTCGAAGGCGACGATCCTCCGTCACCCCCGAAGCCGAAACGAACCCGCAAGCCCCGCGCTAAGAAAGCAACACAGTAAGCGACGTACGACCGGTCGTACGTGGGCTAGAACTTGATCCGAACCACGCCCGATCCATCGTCCGTCACTTGCGGGTTGGTCGAAGCGAAGCGCCACGGGCGGTAGTGTTCGCCGGTTTTCTCGTCAATGATCGCGATGTTTGCCAGGGTGTACTTGTCGAAGCGATCCTCTATGTCATCGGTCAACTCGACGCGCTCCCCGAGCGATCCGTCATCGTTGATGAAGTAGCCGAATTCCGGAAGATCCAGTTGGTTTGCCATGCTCGGATCATGCCGCACTCGGTGACGTTTGCCACGCTCCCGCCCCCCTGATACGCTTCTCCCATGCCTGCCCCGTTCAAGCTCGATCAACCGTTGCCGATCACGCGGCAAACTGACGGGCGCTTCCAAGAGATGCGCCGAGACATGGATCGTGCGGTTCCCCCGAACCCGATCGAAGAAGAGCAGGACGGTAAGCAGCCGTCGGAATGGGCTCCGGGGATTGGACAAGGCACGGCCCCAACTCGCGGTCCCTTCGTTGAATGGCCCCCGGCTCGCAACGACAAGAACCCGATCAAGTAGAGGCAACCATGGCAAACGGTGATGGCCGGACCCCCGGCGATGGCAAGACGAACCCATTCGGAAACGGGATGGGCGGAGCAAGTGGAGAGAACGCGATGGCGAACGACTTCAACAAGAACCCAGGCGGCAACGCAAACCCCGGTAGCCCCCCACGTGACTTTCTCACGGGGCGTCCGCAACGCTCGGGGCGAAGCGAGGTCAACACCAGCGACGCGGCAGAAGGTCCCATGACGGCGGCTGAAGCGGCAAGTCCCCCGGCAACCCGTCCAGGTGGGGTTGGCACTCCCGGTAACGCGGCCCGCCCGTTCCGCATGGGCGGCGAGTAAGGTTGAAGCGTGGGAGAGCTATCCCTCACGGGGATGCTCGCGGCCGGCGCACAAGGCGGGTCGTGTGATGCGTTCCCCGCAAGCTCGATCCAGATCCCGCTCGCGTTCATCGAAGGGGCTCGACCCTATGATGCGGCGAGCGGAATTCTGGTTCAGAACGTTGCCAGTCCGGCGGCGTTCATTCCGCTCGTGGGAGTCGGTCCTACGGGCCCGGTCACGCAAGCCACGTCGCTCTACCTGAAGTCCGACGGGCCTTGCGTGCTCCGCTTGACCAATGATGACGGCGGCGGTGGAACGGTGGTGCAAACTATTCCGATCCATGGCTTGATCTTGGTCGAGTTCCCCGTCACTCAACCCCTGGAACTACTCGAGATCCAGGGTGAGGTTCGGATCGAATACTTCGTGTCCGGGCCTTCGTGAGAACACCCCCAGATCGCGGGACAGTCTCACCGCGACATGAAACGGAGAAGAAGACATGACAACGAACCGAGAAGCCGCAAACCGATCAAACACCAACACGATCTCCGATCTGTTCCGAAAGATTGGACTTGGGGATCTGCTACTCGGCCAGATGCCGCAAGCGCTTCGCGCGCAAGATGCGGACGCGGCCGGCAACGCGGGCTACAACTTGGCCACGCTCGACGCGCTTCCGCTCCCCGACCATGCGAAGGCGGCATCGATCCTTCGTGCGACGGCGCGCGCGGGCACGGCGGGCACGGGCGAGATGACGGTCGTTGCCTACGGCGTGACCCCGGCTTCGGGTGAGATCGCGGTCGGGCCCAACGGCGACATCGTGCTCTTGGCCGCGGACGCGATCACGGACGTGGACGTGATCTATGTGCCCGAGCGCGGGAAGGTGATCGACTCCGTGTTCCCCGTGGTCACGAACGTGCTCACGCTTCCGGCGTCAGTCACCGATCGTTCGGTCGTGCTTCTCGAAGAAGCCGAAGCCGTCGAAGGTACGTCAACGGGAACCAAGATCGTTTTGATTCCTGGCGCGGGTGCCCCGGCGGCAGGCCAGGCGCGGCTCGACGTGGCGAAGGCGACCGTCACGTTTGCAGCGGCGGACGCGGTGACCCGAGCCCGGGTCAAGCTACTCGTCGCGGCCGGTGACGAGGATCTTCAGGCCGTGCTCACGGCGGACGCGGATCTGATCTAACCCCCGGACTCTCCGGGGAGGGAGAGGAACAACAAGTGGCGATAACGAACACTCAAGGCACGGCCCCCGCTGGCGGGGCCGCACAACCCGGCGCACAACCGGCGGGGACGCCCGCCGGAGGTTCGCCCCCTACACTCCCCAAAGGCGCGGGCAACGGTCGTCCCGAGTGGGCCCCAAGCGGCGCGCGCGGCACGGCGGACGGTGGGTCGATTCCCATAGGGCAGCCTAGCGGCGACGCTGGCGCGTCTTCGACCCCCGAGCAGCAACCGCCCCAAGCCAAGCCGAACGGCGAAGAGAAGGGCCAAGAGAAGCCAGTCGTGGGCACTGGCGGAACGATCTCTCCGGAACGGGTGAGCCAGGTTCGGGAACGGGCTCGACGCGCGGCGCTCCGCGAAGCCTTCGGCACGGATGACCCGGCCAAGATCCAACAGATCAAGGCGCAACGCGCGAAGGAACAAGAAGCGATCCAGGCGGAGCGCGAAGAACTCGCGAGACTTCGCGAGCAAGAAGAAGCGCGCAAGCGCGAAAGCATGAGCGAGCAAGAGAAGCTCAACGCGGATCTCGAGAAGGCGCGGCAAGAAGCCGAACGCTACAAGAACGAGATCGAGACGATGAAGCGGGAAGCGGCGTTCCGCGAACAAGACCAACAGGTCCAGTCAATCGCGAGCGAGTTCATTGATCCGGAAGCTTCCGAATTCGTGTGCGACAAGTTCGCCCGCCACGTCATGAGCCTTCCGAAGTCGAAGGTCAAAGCGATGAAGCCGGAAGACGTGCAGAAGTGGTTCCGCGACTTCGCGGCGCAACATCCCAAGTTTGCAAGGCAGGCAGGCGATCAGCCCCCCGCGCAACTCGAGAAGCCCAAGCCGAAGCCGCAACCGCGGCGCGTGCCGGTCCGCACCAGCAAGAAGCCGGTCGGTGGCAAGCCGAGCGCGCAACCGCAAACCGGAGCCACGCAAACACCCGATCGATCGGGTGGAAAGACCGTGCTTCCGGGGCGCAAGGATTCGATGACCAAGGCGGAGCTTCGCGAGCACTTGAGCGCCAAGGGCATGCGCGGCTGGTAACACGTACGACCGGTCGTACGTGGCGGGCTTGCAAGGGTTGGTCGGTCGGGATACCCTTTTCCCTAGACTCACAACGGACGGCCAACCCCCGCGCCCGCTCGCGGACCTAAGTTAGGCGGAACCCTGGCACGTCCGGTTGCGTTCACTTCAAACCGTAACCGTTCAAAGGGTTTCCCATCATGTCACTAGTTGTCGGCGTACCGCCTACCGTTCTCGAACTCGTTCAGCAGGGCCTCCTAGAGCGTGCCTTCCACGATGGTCTGTTCCCCGCGCTTCAGTATCGCGCCGAAGCGCAAGACGAGGAATGGCCAGCCAACACGGGCACCGAGATCTTCATGTCGCGTCCGGGGCTTCTCACCCCGCGCACCAAGCCGCTTGCACCCGGCGTCGATCCGACCCCACAGGTGGTTAGCTACGAGCAGTGGGTCGCACGTCTCGCCCGCTACGGCGACACGATCGACACGCACGTTCCGACTTCGACCGTGAGCAACGCGGATCAATTCCTTCGGAACATTCACCAACTCGGGCTCCAGGCTGGTCAGTCCCTCAACCGGATCCCGCGTAACGAGTTGTTCAAGGCCTACCTCTCGGGCCAGACCAATCTCATCGCGGCCGGCGCGGCGATCGACACTCAGATCCGCGTTGCCAGCGTGAACGGTTTCACGGACGTGGTTTCGAAGGGGATCAACGTTCGACCGCGTGCGGTTTCTCCCGCTTCCCCGTTGGCGATCACGATCACCGGTGTGACCGGAGAACGCAACGTGGTTGGATTCGACCTGGACGATCCGGACGATCCGTTCGGCCCCGGTACGCTCTATCTCGACGCGGCGCTTGGCGCGGTGATCGCGGTGCGTGCTCCGGTGCTCTCAGTTGCTCGCCCGACTGTCATCCGCGCGGGCGGTGGAGACTCCGTCGACGCAATCGGCGCGGCGGACGTGTTCACGCTGCAAGATGCGATCAACGCAACGAACCGGCTCCGCCGGGCGAACGTTCCACCCCACGAAGACGGGTACTACCACGCGCACATTTCGACCGATGGCAACACGCAGGTCTTCACGGACCCCGCGTTCCAGCGGCTCAACACGTCGCTCCCCGATCATGTCTACTACCAAGAAGCATTCATCGGGACGATCGGCGGCATCGCGTTCTTCTTGAACACCGAGTCCCCCGATCCGCTCAACTCGGGCGCTCGCACGGCAACCGGTACGAACGCTTTCTATTCGGAGGATCTCGGGGCCGAGACGACCAACGATGGCGGGATCAACGTGGGCCGTGTGCTCGTGACTGGTCGCGGTACGCTCTACGAGCGGTGGCTTGACGAACGGCAGTACGTCACGGAAGCCGGCGTCACTGGTCGGATCGGCGAGTTCCAGATCGTGAACAACGGGATCGAGGTCATGACGGAGCGCATTCGTCTGATCCTTCGCGCTCCGATCAACCGTCTTCAGGACGTGGTCGCGGCAACGTGGTCGATCTCGACTTCGTTCCCGGTTCCGTCCGATATCACGAGCGGCGGTCCGCAACGCTTCAAGCGTGCGATCGTGATCGAACACGCGCTCGACTGATCGGGTTTCCACGGACGGCCCGCCCGAACCCCCGCAAACCCCCGGGCGGGCCGCCCCGTGGTCTAGCGTGTAGCGCTCGTGCTACCCTCTAGCCTTCACCCCCAACCGGAGGAACCCCAACATGGCAAGAGCCCAGAAAACCAAGACCCCCGAAGGCGAAGAGTACGTCGAGACCACGGACTCGGGAGACATTCCCGACGTGACTCTGCCCCCGGTCACCGATGAAGCTCCCGTCAAGGCGGACGCCACGAAGCGCGCGGCCCCCGTCAAGGCGGACACGGCCCCCGCGGAAGCTCCCGCCGATCCGCCACCCAAAGCAAACGTCCGGTACTTCAGGGTCGATCAAGGGGGCTACATTCTCGATCGCGGCTACCGGACCATGCTTCGCCCGGGCAAGGTGATCGACACCCTGAACTACGATCCGAAGCGGCTCGCGTCGCAAGGGATCCGACTCACCGAGATCGACGCCAGCGAACGACCCGGCAACTTCGGATCAACGTTCGACCTGTAACGCGGGAGAGAAGGCGTGCCATTGACGGAACAAGAGAAGGTCCGGATCAGGCATCACACGGGCTATCTCAATGTGGCGGAAGCCTACACGTTCGTCCTTGGCACGCCTTCGAGCGTGGAAACTCAGTTCATCATCGAAGGGGCCATGACCCGCGTTCTCGAGAGCGCGCTCCCTTTGCTCCGCGATATCGTTCGCCGGCTCGATTGTATCGAAGATCAGATGGCAGAAGCTAGCGAACTTCTCGACGTGTCTTCGATGGGAGAGATCACGATCGATCCAAAGCTCCGCCAGAAGCGGATCGCTGAATACGACTACCAGTGCAGCGCGCTTTGCAACCTGCTTGGCGTGCAACGGAATCCGTTCGACAAGCGGCGGATGGATGCCGGAATCAACATAAGGGTTTCATCATGAAGAACATCAATCATCGGATCGGACTTGTCATCGCCATGCTTGGGCTAGTGGGATGCTTGGGAGCCAACTGCAACGGGCGCGTGATCGCAAAGTCCGTCAACGAAGCGGCCCGCGCCGCTTGTGAATCAGCGTTTGGCGAAGAGCCCCCGCCCGATGGCATCACGGTTGAAGAGATCTGCCAGGAACACGAGCGGCTGAAGCCGTTCATCGACGCGATCCTTGGGGCCCGTCAAGAAGTGGCGGACGGGCTCGAAGCTCCCGAGTCGGAGTAAGAATGCCGCGCGTGCGTCCGCTCCCGTCTTTCGAGCACGCTCGGCGGACGCTCGCGCATAAGCTCACGCCGAAGGCCGATCGGATCCGTCAATTCAAGACGAAGTTCGGACTTCGATCGAAGCGGGTCTTCCTAGTGTGGACCCAATGGTCCGGAGAGATCCGCGGCGAAGGTGACGAACGCGAGCGCGCGCGAGTGGAGCTTCTTCCAACTCCGCGCGTTTCGGATCTCACCGCGATCAGTAGGCAACCGCGGCCGACGGGGATCTGGCCCGAAGGAACGCTCCGCGTGGACGAGATCTCCGCGGCGGCATACAACCGTGACAACTTGAAGGGACTCACGATCCCGGACGTTCCCTACGTGGTGTTCAACGGTGCGTGTTCTTCGGGTCCGATCGGACTCAACTCGAAGCCGGTCGATGGTAACGAGTTCAACCCTCAAGACGAAGACCACGTGGACTTCTTCTACGAGATCGTCGAAGACGGGCGCGGGGTTCCCGCCAAGGGGATCCCCAAACCCTACCGCGCGCGCTACCGACTCTACGGCTACCCGGACCGCGCCGAAGCGTCGCTCTACTTCGCGATCACACTCGAACCCGCAGACGATGAGCTAAGCCGTGAAGCGGGTGAAACCAAGGTCGATGATCTCGACGTGTTCGAGGAGATCGACCATTGACGACGATCAACTTGGATCAAGCCGCCGACTTCTTCGACCCGAAGAAGTTCCGGACCGCGGCGCTTCGCGGAGTGCGGAAGGCGGCGGCGCGTGGACTTCGGGTCGCGCAAACCCAGATCATCCCGGCGCGCGTTCCGCAACCGGTGGACCGTGGCATCTATCGCGCCAGCTGGAAGACACAGGTCATTCCCAACGGCGCGGAGATCTACACGGACGCCCCGCATTCTCCGTTCATCGAAAACGGCGTGCGCGCGGAGAGTGTGAAGATCGGTCCGATGATATTGAGCGCGCTCACCGAATGGATCATCCGTAAGGGGATCGCCAAACAGTTCACGCGCGCGCGACGCATCGCTTGGGCAATCGCGAAAGCGATGCAAGACGGCGCGGGGATCTTCAATCGCAACGGCCAGCAAGGGCTCGGCATCATGAAAGAACTTCGCGATCAACGGATGCCCGCGATCATCAGGGAAGAAGTCGAGCGCGAGATCAAACGGGAGATGGCAAAGGGGTGATGTCGGACGTTTTGCAAACGACCCCTGTTGGTGCGACGTGGCCCGAGCGGCCCGCGCCTTTCTTGCCGGATATCGGTCCGCGCGAAGGTGGCCTGCGCGCGCTCCGCGAATACATGGCGTCGCTAGTGTTCCGCCGCACCATGGCCCCCGGCGATCCCCCGCGTGGCTTCAAGCTCCCGCCCGAGCGGATCCATGTGTTCCAACCCGACGATGTTGTCGAGATGAAGATGCCGTCCGTTGCGTTCGTTCCGATCGCTGGCGGGACGCTCGACTTCTACGGGCTCGGGCCGCCCACGATCCAAGAAAGCTCGATCGACGTTCACGGCCCCGGCACGGCGCTCTATCGGATCGCAGATATCGTTGAACCGTTTTCGATCGAAGTGTGGAGCGCGAAGCACGCAACCCGACGCGCGATCATTGAGGGTCTGATCGTGGCGCTCTCCGCCTTTGAAGAGTCGCAATCGATCCGCTTGCGGATGCCCGACTACTTCAACGAGTTGGTCGAGTTCACGCTGGACACTTCGACGTACTTCGAAGAGCCCGACGCGGTACGCAACCGGCGACGCGCTCAGATCGGATCGACGCTCCGCGCTCCGATTCTCGCGCTTGCCAACTACACGGAACTCCGAACCCAGGTGTGCTTGGGTGGCCAAGACGGTTCGCACGTTTGGGACGGGAACGTGTATCTTGACTTCGGGGTGACTATCTTCGACCGCGACGCGATTGTTCGCGGTTCTTGTTGGGAAAGTGAAGGGGCGTGACCCCTTGACCGCGTGGTGATACCCTCTTGCGAGGAGAGAAGACATGGCCGGTTTTATTCGACGCTATCTACAGGATCCGGGGCTTGAAGAACTTCTGGCAATCGAAGGCGCGGTCATTATTGACCGTGAGCCCCCGGCTTCGATCACTGGTGTTGGTTCCGGGACCGTGCTCATGGTTGGGGAGTTCGAAGACGGGTGCTTCGAAGAAGCGATCGAAGTCTTCAGCGGTAGCGATCTGATCACTCAGTTTGGCCGGTTCGGCTATATCTACGGCGGCGTCGAGTCGAACAACCCAAGCGCGCGGACGCGGCGCGCGGACTCCGCCATCGTGGACGAGTATTGGAACGGCAACGGCTGGCTCGCTCTCGTGAACAAGCGCTTCCGGCGGCTCGTGATCTGTCGCGTCGATACCACGGTCGGCGAAGTGCAGTGGACGCGGCTCGCTTCCGTTGCGGGCAACGGCAACTTCAACTGGGATCTTGAACCCGGTTCGTATCTTGCGATCGATCTGGATCAGAATGCAGCGACGGCCACGCTTGCGACGCTCAATTCCTTGGCGGGCACTTCTCCCCAAGTTCTGATCGGCGGTGAAGCCGTGACGATCACGATCGACGCGGGGACGCCACTCGAACAGACTGAAACGATCACGTTCGCGGCGGGCTCGACTAGCCAGGCCGACTTCATCGCGGCGGTGAACGCGGCGTTCGATGATACGCTGGCAAGCGATCAAGGCGCGGGGGTGACTCGCATCGTGGGGCGCGTGCTCGGCACGGACGGGGATGTGACGATCGATTCGATCGACGCGCTCTTGGCAACGCTCACCGGCTACGCCGCGCTCGACACGGCGACGGGCACGGGGACGTCCCCCACGTTTGCAGTCTTCACGGCGGCTGAAGCCACGGTCTCAAGTGCCACGGGCGCTTACCCGGCAACGCTCGTGGGCGGCGAGACGATCACGATCACGATCGACGAAGACACGGATCGCCAGGTCGGCCCGGTGCAGGTTTCATTCCTCGCAACCGACACGACGCAAGCCGCGATCATCGATCGGATCAACACGGCGCTCGGGTACACCGCGCTCGTGGACGAAGGTTCCGGCGTCACTTCGGTGACTGGACGCATTCGAGGAACGGCGGGCAACGTCAAGATCACTCAGATCAGCCCGGCGATTGGCGTTGCGACGGGCTTTGCCGTTGGTACGACCGCGGGCACGGGCAACGTTGCCAACATCGACCAGGTTACTTTCACGGAAGCGAAGGACGTGATCGAAGCGGCGAGCGGTTCGCTTCTGGTCGAGCGCGATGGATCGAACCAGATCCGAATCGCCAACACGAACACCAGCGGATCCACGCGCACGATCCAGGTGGTTTACGGGACCGCGGTTGAATCGTTCGGCTTCGCGCTCGACGTCGAAGGTGACGCATTCTTGGGAACCGCGGCAACCATTCCCGCGGGCTCTCGCGTGCGAGATAGCTCCGCCAATGAATGGGTCGCGGCCAAGACGGAAGTCGTCACGGAAACCAACCCCGGCCCCTACACAACCCGCGTTCGTCCGGCGTTGGACGATGGATCGGCTTCAGCATCGGGAGTTGGAACCCTCACCACGATCCCGGCTGCCATCGGTCCCGATGCTTGGGCCGTGATCAACGTGACGCCGATCACGGCGGCGCTCACTGAAGCTCAGATCGACGCGGCCTACTCCGATGCGATCGATCGCACGCTCAACCCGAACACGGTCGCGCGTGAGGTCAACATCATCGTCAGCGCGCGCCAGTCGAACGCGATCCGGCAGAAGCTCCGATCGAACGCGATCGAGGCCAGCTCACAGGGCTTGTTCGGGCGTATGGCGATCCTTAGCCCCCCGCTCAAGACAACGCGCCTACAAGCACGTTCCACGACCGCACAACCGGGCGTGGGAGCGTATCGGGATCAACGGGTGGTCTATGCCTACCCGGGCGTGCAAACGTTCGTGAGCGCGATTGCAGCGCGGGGAACGGCAGGCGGCGCGGGCTTCACGGCGGACGGCTTGATCGACGTTCACTTCGCGCCATGGGTTGCTTCGACCATGAGCCAACTCCCGCCGGAAGAAAACCCGGGTCAGTCCACCCCGTTCATGAACTTGATCACCGCGATCGAAGCGGGCAACACGGACGTCCAAGATCTCCGCGAAGGCGACTACCGCGCATTCAAGCGCGCGGGTATCGCAGCGATCCGAATCGCGGAAGGCACCCCGATCATTCAGTCCGGCAAGACTTCGGTCGATCCGAGAGTGGCCCCCAACTTGCAGAACATCGCCCGCCGGCGGATGGCGGACTTCATCCAAGACACGCTCGCCATACGGCTGAACTCGTTCAGCAAGAAGCTGGCAACGCGCGTCCGACGCGCGACGATTGTTGGCGAGATTGACGCTTTCATGGTCGGACTTCTCTCGCCCAACAACGAAGCAAGCCAGCGGATCGCTTCTTACAACTTGGATCCGCGAAGGGGGAACACTCCCGAGATCCTGGCGGCTGGTCTGTTCCGGATCATTCTCAAGGCTCGCACGCTCCCGTCGCTCGACGTGATCGTGATCGACACCACGATCGGCGAGAACGTGATCGTCGAAGAAGTCGCGTGATAGGGAGGAAGGAAGCAAAGCGCCATGGCTGAAAAGAGACTAAAGGGCCAAGAAGTTTCAATCCGGATCTCGGCTGGTGGGGTCGTGCTCGACTCGATCGATTCGATCGGGATGTTCAACGACAACGTCGCGTACGAGTTGAAGGAAGACGGCTTCTTGGGAGAAACCGTCAACCGCTTTGACGAGATCTTGAACGGCTACGGCGGGGACTTCGAGTTCCAGATCACGCGGGCGTCGTGGCACACGTTGGTCGAGCAGATCACGGCGCGTGCCACGCGCGAGACTCCAGATCTCGAGTTCACCGTCGTGCGGACGGACTTCTATCCGAACGGCGACACGGCGATCTACACCTACAAGGACGTCAACTTCGGACCCCTACCGACCGCGGTTGCCGGACGCGGCGAGTTCGTTCGACCGCGCTTGGAGTTCCGATGCTCGGATCGTCCGGTGCGTGTCAACGCGCTTCCGTGATCGACAGGGGATCCGATAACGTGATCCCCCACGGGTGATCGATCTCGAAGCGACGGCTTCGGGGTTCCTCCCCTCGCTCGTGGGGGGTCGCTTTTGCTCTAGGGAGGAAGACATGAGCGACCGAAAGAAGGCAGCCAAGAAGCCCACAAGCGGGCCCGAAGTAGAAGACGCACCGCCGCTAGCTGAAGACGTGGCTGTGAACCCCATGACGGGGGAGCTGATTAGCGAAGCTCCAAAGACGCAGCTTCCCGAAGCCACCCAAGACGCCCCGCCGGAATGGGCAAACGTCCCGCAAGAGTTGCGACTCCCACGGGGGCGACAAGTGATCTACGTGCGCTTCCGTGGAACCCTCACGGATACCCCGTGGAAGGGGGAACGGCAGGTCATCCTTTGGCCGATCTCGATCGGTGACAAGCGACTTGCTTCGCAGCGTTCTCAAGGCGACTCGAACCGCTTCGCAGACGAGATCGCCAAGCAGATGATCCGCGCGATTGACGGACACATGGTGGACTGGACGGGCAACCCCGGGCCCGGGAACGTGGACGTGTTCTGGGAAGAAGTGGGGGAGCGCGGGCGGACGATGTTGCAGCGGATGTTCGTCCAACTTCACGTCCCGTCGCGCGAAGAGATGCGCGATTTTTTCGAGAATTGCATCGCAGTAAGAGTGGCGGGCTAAGAGTCACCGCGGACGGGATCACGCTCGAACCACACGTCGTCGACGCCCGCCTTGCCACCCTTTGCTATTGGAGCGGCGGCGGGCTCGGGGACGCTTACTTCGGGCTCTCGTTTCTGCTGGCCCAAGGTGACCCCTTCGATGCATTGATCGAACTCGACCGGATTGTCGTGTTCCTTGCCCGCTACATGAGACAACCCGTGCCATGGATCGAATCGCTCACGCTCGGGGAAGCGCGGAGCTATGCGGATCGGGTGAGTGAATGCATTCGCGCTGAGAACGGCGAAGGTCCCGACGATGAGCCGACCATGGCCGGGCCGGGGGAGCGCATGCGGCGCGTAGAAGAGCCCCCCGTCGAGAAGACGATGGCGATCCCATCGCTCATGCCGTTCGTGCCCCGGGAAGACCACTAGAAGCCGCTTTGACTTTGGGGCTACCCTTGGCCATCCCCGGGGCTCAAAGCGCGGCACGCGCCATTCTCGGGGCGGCACGCTTGCTTCTGGGGTAGACTTCTCGAGACATGACCGTCGACGTCAAAACTAGGATCACTGTTGAAGAGTCGGGGGCGGGGGATGCGCTCAACCGGATCCGCGACGGCTTCGAAGACATGAGCCAGGCGCGCGACAAGGCGCAGCAAGGCATGACGTGGTTTGGTCAAACGCTTTCGACGCTTGTTGCGACGCAACTCCCCGCGGCGATCTCGAAGATCGGTGAGTTCGGGCGCTCGTTCTACGATGCCGCAAACGCAACGGACGCGGCCGACCAGGCATTGGGTGGGATGATCACCACCGTTCAGGGCATCCCATGGGATGAAGCGCGCTCGCAAGCGGAAGCGTTGGGAGATGAAGTCGACGCGCTTGCCAACAAGACAATGCAACGCACGGGCGACATGCGGGCGGCTTTCGCTTCGCTTGTGGAGCTTGGCGAAGCGACCCCCGAAGGGATCCAAAGGGCACGGACCGAACTCGAACAGATCGGAACGATCGCGAATGTTCTCGGCAAGGACACGAGCGCGCTCGCGATGGAGTTCAAACTGATTGAAGAAGGGATGATCCGGAGCCGTGGGCAGATGGCCCAACTTCTCCAGACAACCGGGATCTTCGGGGACGACATGGCGAAGGCTTCCACCAATTGGATCAAGTTGGATCCGGGGAAGCGTTCCGAGCTACTGGCGCAAGCGTTGGGGGATATCTCGGGGAAGATGGCGCAAGCCACGCCCACGTTTGCCGACTACATGAACCAGATCTCCAACTTCGTTGATCTGGCAAAAGAGAAGATCGGCGAGCCGCTCTTGCGTGCGATCAAGCCTTCGATCGAAAGACTGTCGGGCTACCTGGTAGAGAATGTCGGACGGCTCGAAGAGTTGGCCGAATATCTAGAGTCGGACTTCGGTGAC